CAGGCGGGTTGCGATCTCATTCATCGTTATCACCATGGCCATCATAGCACGGCCGTCTCAAATTTGCAATAAGTTTTTCAAAAAGATTTTCGTTTCGTCCCATTTTTGGGTTGACAGAAGAGGGAAATTGTGGTATCCTATACTCGTCTCAAAAATGAAACGTTCGCTTCTGTCGCCGCGATCCGAAGACCGGGGAGGAATTTTTTGCGCCTTCTGTCCCATTTTTGAGACGGCGTTGGCCTTTTTCGCGCGGCAGCGCGGATCACGGCGGCGAAAAAACGGGGCGGAAACGTCAGGGAAGGGAGGGCTGCGATGCTCAAGGCCGATTGGCAGGCGATCGCCGAGGAATATATCACGGGAGAGATCAGTATGCGCTCGCTCGCGATCAAGTACGCGCTGCCCCGCAGTACGCTGCGCAGCCGGGCCTACCGCGAGGGCTGGATCGAGCGGCGCGAGGCCTTTCAGCGTGCCTCCGCTCCGGCGGAGGACGGCGCAGCGGCAAGTCCGGCGGAGGACGAGGCTCCCTCTTCTCCCGAACGGGCGGCGTATGAGAGCGAGATCTTCCGCGTGACGGACAAGCTGGTGCGGCGCGCCGAGGAGATCCTCGACGGGCCGGAGAGTGTCGGCGCGCGGGAGCTCGGCGAGCTGATGCGCGCGATCAAAAACGCAAAGGAGATCCGGATGCTGCGCTCCGAGCTTGACGAGCGCGAGCAGCGCGCCCGTCTGCGCACGCTGGAGGAAAAGAGCGCGGCGGCAGACCGGACGCTGCAGATCGAGTTCGCCCCGGATGTTGAGGAGGCGGCCAGATGAAGTTGCTCCTTTCCCCGCCGTCGGCGACGCAGCGCCGTTTTTTCGCCGCAAGGCACAAATACGTCGCCTTCGGCGGCGCGCGCGGCGGCGGCAAGAGCTGGGCGGTGCGCGTCAAGGCGGTGCTTCTGTGCGAAAGATATCCGGGGATCAAGGTGATGATCGTGCGCCGGACTTATCCGGAGCTGCGCGCGAACCACATCGTGCCGCTGTGCGCGCTGCTGCGCTGCGGCGCGGAGGACGGCGGGGCGCTGGCGAGCTATCACGACGCGCGCAAGGAGATCTCTTTTCCGAACGGGAGCGTGATCCTCTTCCGCTACTGCGCGACCGACCGCGACGCCGACCGCTTTCAGGGTACGGAGGTGGACGTGCTGTTCGTCGACGAGGCAACGCAGCAGCCCGAGGAGCGCATGGACCGGCTCAAGGCCTGCGTCCGCGGCGTGAACGATTTTCCCAAGCGGATCTATTACACCTGCAACCCCGGCGGCGTGGGACACGCGTGGGTCAAGCGTCTGTTCCTCGACAGGCGCTTCCGCGATGGAGAGAGAGCCGAGGATTACACCTTTATCCGCTCGCTCGTGACGGACAACGCCGCGCTGCTGCGCAGCGACCCGGACTATCTCCGCCGGCTTGAGGCGCTGCCGGACAAGCTGCGCGAGGCGTGGCTCCACGGCAACTGGGACATCTTCGAGGGCCAGTTTTTCGAGGAATTCCGCTCCTCGCCCGATCTCGCCGCCGCCCGCGCGGCAGGCTGCGGGCTCGGCGAGGAGACGCTGAGGCGGCAGGGGCGCTGGACGCACGTGATCGAGCCGATCGATCTTTCAAAGGGCGCGGCGGCGGGCTGGAAGATCTGCCGCAGCTATGACTTCGGCTATGGAAAGCCCTTTTCCTGCGCGTGGTGGGCCGTGGACTATGACGGCGTCGTCTACCGCGTGCTGGAGCTCTATGGCTGCACGAAAACGCCGAACGAAGGCGTGAAATGGACGCCGGAGCGGCAGTTTGCCGAGATCGCCCGGATCGAGCGCGAGCACCCCTGGCTGGCCGGGAAGAACATCACCGGCGTGGCGGACCCGGCGATCTGGGACGCGTCGCGGGGCGAGAGCATCGCCGAGACGGCGGCGCGGCACGGCGTCGTCTTCTCCCCCGGCGACAACAACCGCATCGCGGGCTGGATGCAGGTGCATTACCGGATGCAGTTTGACGAAAACGGGTATCCGCGGCTGTATGTGTTTTCAAATTGCCGCGCCTTTATCCGCACGATCCCGCTGCTGTGCTACGACGCGCACGCGGCCGAGGATCTGGACACGGCGATGGAGGATCACGTCGCCGACGAGACGCGCTATTTCTGTATGTCGCGCCCCGTGCGGGCGCTGCGTGCGAAAGACGAGCCGCCGTATGTGATCGATCCGCTGAAATAAAAGGAGGATAAAAATGGACGAGAACACAATCCTGCCTCCCGTCGGCAGGGAACGAATAGAGGAGCTGACGCGCATCCTGCAGCGCTATAAGACCGGGAAGGCCAATCTGGAAAGGCGCGTCGTTGCGGCGGAAAACTGGTGGAAGCTGCGCAACAGCGCCGAGGAGAGGAAGGAGAGCTCGCTGGGCGACGGCGGCTTTCGCTCGAAGAGCGGGTGGCTGCACAACGTCATCGTCTCCAAGCACGCCGACGCGATGGACGCCTTTCCCGAGCCGGTCGTGCTGCCGCGCGAGCCGGACGACAGCGGCGAGGCGAACGCGCTGAGTTCGATCCTGCCGGTCGTGCTGGCGCAGAACCGCTTTGAGGACGTGTATTCCGACGCGATCTGGCAGAAGCTCAAAACCGGAACAGGCGTGTACAAGGTGACCTGGGACGCCGACAAGCTCGGCGGGCTGGGCGACGTGGCCATCCACGCGGTCGACCTGCTCAATCTCTTCTGGGAGCCGGGCGTGAAGGACATCCAGGAAAGCCGCTATCTTTTTCACACCGCGCTGCGGGACAACGACCTGCTCTCTGAGCGCTGGCCGCAGCTGCGCGGCGCGCTGAAGGCAAACTCCTTTGCGGCGACGCGCTTTCTGTACGACGACGCCGTGCCCACCGACGGCAAGAGCACCGTGATCGACTGCTATTACAAAAAGTGGGAGGGCGGCAGGCAGGTGCTGCACTATGTCCAGTATGTGGGCGACACACTGCTGTATTCCAGCGAGAACGAGGGCGCGCCGCTTTATGAGCACGGGCGCTATCCCTTTGTGTTCGACGCGCTCTTCCCCGTGGAGGGCAGCCCCTGCGGCTATGGCTTCGTCGATCTGTGCAAGAACGCGCAGACCGCGATCGATCTGATGGACAGCGCCTTTATCCGCAACACGATGGTCGGGGCGATGCCGCGCTATTTCAAGCGCCAGGACGCGGGCGTGAACGAGGAGGAGCTGCTTGATCTCAGCCGCCCGCTGGTCGCCGTGGACGGCAACCTGGGCGACGACGCGCTGAAGATCATCGACTTTCGTCCGCTGAGCGGCAATTACATCGAGTATCAGCGCGAGCGCATCCGCGAGCTGCGCGAGACCTCCGGCAACACGGAGACCTCGACCGGCAACATCGCGCAGGGCGTGACGGCCGCCGCGGCCATCGCCGCGCTGCAGGAGGCCAGCGGCAAGGGCAGCCGCGACAGCGCCAAGACCTCCTATCGCGCCTACGGGGAGATCGTGGAGCTCGTCATCGAGCTGATCCGCCAGTTTTACACGCTGCCGCGGCGCTTCCGCATCCTCGGGAAGGACGGCGCGCAGGAATTCATCAGCTACTCGAACGCCGCGCTCCGTCCGCGCAGCCAGGGGACGCTGGCCGGGGTCGAGCTTGGGCTGCGCGCGCCGCAGTTCGACATCGAGGTCAAGGCGCGCAAGGCCTCGAGCTATACGCAGCTGAGCCAGAACGAGCTGGCGCTGCAGTTTTTCAATCTCGGCTTTTTCGACCCCAGCCAGGCCGATCAGACGCTGCTGTGTCTCGAGATGATGGACTTTGACGGCAAGGAGGCGCTCATGGGGCGCATCCGGCGTCTGGCCGGGGAGAGAGAAAAGCTGCTCGCCTTCCGCGAGCTGGCGCTGACGCTGGCAAAGAAGTACGAGCCCGGTCTGGCCGCGGGGCTGGAGAGCGCTGCGGCCGAGCAGGATGCGCCGGCAGAGAAAGGCGCCGCACCGAAGCTCACCCGTCCCGCCGCCGTGAGCAAGGGCACGCAGGCGTCGCGCGCGCATGCATCGGCTGCTTCTCAGCCGGGGCGTGTACGATGATCCGCGCACGCTACGGCCGCCGCGCGCTGACGCTTGAGCTGCGCGGCCACGCCTCGAGCGCGCCGAAGGGCCAGGATCTGGTGTGCGCCGCGGCGTCCACGCTGGCCTTTACGGCGGCGGAGGCGCTGCAGAACGAGGCCGATCGCTTTTATCCGCGGCTGGTGCGTCAGCCCGGTGAGCTGCGCATCGCCTGTGAGCCGGCTGAGGGCTCGCGCCGGGCCTGCCGCCGTCTGCTCGACACGATCTGGGTCGGCTTCGAGCTGCTGGCGCGGGATTATCCGGCCTGTGTGACGGCCGAAAAGGAGGATTAAATGGCTATTACACTCAAAGACAAAGTTAGCAGCGGCGCGAAAAAGGTCTCGTCCGCCGTGGTGAACACGCCCGGGGTCAAGCCGCCGTCGACGATCGAAAAGAGCAGCGTCCGCACGCTGCCGCAGCTGCCGGAAAAGTTCCCGGCGACGGTGATCCATCCGCCGAAGGCCGAGACCGCGTCCGGCGCCGTCAAGGCCGTGTCCGGCGGCGGGGCGGGCTCTTCTTCCGGCGGCTCCGCCTCTTCCGCGGCGTCCGCTTCTTCCGCCGCCGCGCCGGCAAGAGCGGCGCTGCCCCAGTTCACGGCACCCGCTGAAGACGAGGCGGCAAGGCTGCGCTATGAGGGCGCGCTTGCGGCGTTCGAGCAAAAGCGGGACGAGACGCCGACTTACGAGAGTCAATATGACGAGCAGATCCGCAGTCTTTATGACCAGATCACGGGGCGCGCGCCGTTCCGCTATGACAGCGCGACCGACCCGCTGTATCAGCAGTACGCCAGGCGCTACACCGAGCAGGGCGCGGAGGCCATGCGCGACACGATGGGGCGCGCTGCGGCGCTGACGGGCGGCTATGGCTCGTCCTATGCCCAGAGCGTGGGGCAGCAGCAGTATGACGCCTATCTGCGGCGTCTCGCGGACGTGCTGCCCCAGACCTACGGCATGGCGCTGCATGCTTATGAGGCCGAAGGGGACGAGCTGACGCGGCGTTATGAGCTCACAGCATCGCGCGAGAAGAGCGAGTATGAGCGCTATCTCGATTCGCTGGGGCAGTATAACCGCGAGCTTGCGCTTGCCCGCTCCGACGTGGACGACGCGCGCGAGGCGCTGCGCTACGGCGACGAGACGGCCTATCGCCGCGCGGTGGACGATTATAACCGCCGCATGGCGGAGGACAAGCTCGATTACAGCCGCGAGCAGGACGCCTATGACCGTCTTGTGCGGCTGATCGCAGCGGGCTATTCGCCGAGCGCGGCCGAGTACGCCCAAGCGGGCATGAGCCCCGCGCAGGGCGCGGCGCTGCGTGCGCAGGCGACGGCACCCGGCAGCCCCACCGTGATCATCCGCAGGGAGAAAGCAAGCGGGAAGAGCAGCTCGTCCAAGCGTTCTTCTTCCAAAATTTCTTCGTCCAAAGGGGTCAAAAAAACGCAGGGCAGCCTGAAGAAGTAAGCGCGGCAGATACAGAAAAAACAAGTCTAACTTTGCAAGAAAAGGGGCTCTCCCCTTTTGATTCTTGGGAGTCGTGGGCCATACCCACAGAAAGGAACGGAGGCATCCATGATCGACATGCAACATCGGACGGATCTTCAATTTTTCGCGGACGGCGCAGCAACAGCCGCCGGAGATCCCGCCGCGGGCGTAAGCGCTGCCGACGCCGGGCAGCAGACCGGCGCATCGGCTAACGTCCCGGCCGCGCCGGAGAGCGAAGCGCGCCAGGACTGGGCCGAGGTGCGCGAGGCCTACCGCGCCGAATTCGACGCGGAGGTGCAGAGCATCGTGCAGCGCCGGCTCAAGGGCGCGCAGGAAAAGCTGCGCCGCTATGAGGAGCGCGAGAGCGCTCTTCTCGCCGAGGGCGAGCAGAGCCGCCTTGCCGCGGAGGCCGGAGAACGCAGCCGCGCGCTTGCCGCGGCGATGCGCCGGAGCGAGGCCGCGTCCCACTTCTCTTCTCTCGTGGGCGCGGCGGACGAGCTGCGCCGCCGCGTGCCGGATTTTGATCTGATGCGGGAGCTTGAAAACGACGCCTTCGCCGAGCTGACCCGGCCCGGCTCAAAGGTGAGTCTGGAGCAGGCTTATTTTGCGCTGCATCCGGAGCTGCGGCTGCGGGAGGCGGAGGCCGTTGCCCGGCGCACGGCCGAGGCTGTGAGCGCGGCGGTGAGCGCCGGTGCGGCAAGGCCGCACGAGAACGGCGCGCAGGCCGCCTCGCTGGGCTCGATGAGCCACCGCGACATGAGCAAGGGACAACGACAGGAGCTGCGCCGGCGGATCTATGCCGCGGGCGCGCGGGGCGACCATCTGCCCGCCGGGGGCTGATGGGACGCCGCAACGACCACACTTTCAAGGAGGAATTATGGAACATACGCTTGATCTTCAGTTTTTCGCCGACGCGGGCACGCTTGTGAACGCGACCGGCAACTACGTCAACGCCTCTACCGGCGAGACGACCGCCTTCTCCGGCGCGAACACGCTTTCGGCCGAGATGAAGGACTTTTACGACACGGAGCTGCTGGAAAACGCGCGCGTGGAGCAGCTCTACGCCCAGTTTGCCAAGCGCCAGCCGCTGCCCGTCAACCACAAGGGCACCGTGGAATGGCGCAAGTGGAACACCTTTGCCCCGGCCACCGTTCTGACCGAGGGCGTGATCCCCACCGGGCAGAAGTTCGGCGTGAGCGCGATCACCGGCTCGATCAGCCAGTACGGCACCTATACGGCCATCACCGACCGTCTGGAGCTGAGAGCCTATGACGACGTGATCCTCGGCGCGACCGAGGAGATGGGCGCCTCCGCCGCCGAGACCCAGGAGAAGCTGATCCGCGACGCGCTGCTGACCAACGCCAACGTGCTGTACTGCGACAACATCAAGGACGGCGCCTTCGTCTCGACCCCGACGAGCTGCGCGACGATGCTCGACAATGCCACCGGCCGCTCGGTCCTGACGCCGGCCATGGTCAACAAGGCCGTGACCATCCTCAAGAAGAACCGCGTGCCCCGTATCAATGGGCGCTATTACGCGGTCATCCACCCCAGCGTGGCGCACGATCTGCGCGAGTGTGAGGGCTGGATCGAGGCGCACAAGTACGCCGCCCCTGACGAGCTGTTTAACGGCGAGATCGGCGAGCTGCACGGCGTGCGCTTCATTGAGGACGTGTTCGCCCCGGTGCTGGGCGGCAGCACCTACAAGAACGCCCAGGAAGGCGTGACCTACGCCACCTACTTCTTCGGCAAGGACTCCTTCGGCATCATCGACCCCGAGGGCGGCGCGCTGGAGATGATCATCCACGACAAGGGCGAGATCGGCGGACCGCTCAACCAGTTCTCGACGATCGGCTACAAGTTCGAGACCAACGGCGCGACGATCCTCTATCCCGAGAGGCTGCTGCGCGTGATGAGCTGCAGCTCGTACAGCGCGAGCGACGCGACCAACTGACAACAGGAGGGCAATACGATGAAGAACGAAACCATGATCGAGGTCTTTATCCCGCGCAGCGCGGCCAACCGCGACCCCAACTTTTTTGTCGCCGTCAACGGCGTGAGCTATCTGCTCCCGCGCGGCAAGTCCAGCCTCGTCCCGGCGGCCGTCGCCGCCGAGATCGAGCGCGCCCGCGCCGCGGAGGACGCCATGTACGAGGCGCAGGAAGCGCTCAAGACGCCGGCGGAATAAGCCGCGGGAGGCGCTCATGACCGTAAACGACATCATTGCAGCCGTGGATCTCAAGGAGCCGAACAGCTATTCGCGCGAGGAGAAGCTCCGCTGGCTGTCCGCTCTTGACGGGAAGGTGCGCGAGGAGGTCCTGCTGACGCACGAGGGCTATGACGGCTCTTCGGACTTCGCGCCGTATGAAAGCGGCGAGGAGGAGCTGCTGATCCCCTTCCCCTACGGCGAGGGGGTCTATACCCATTATCTGATCGCCATGATCGCCGCGGCCAACGCGGAGGCCGCGCGCTATAACCAGCAGATTGCCATGTACAACGCGGATTACAGCCAGTGGTGGAACGCCTATCACGCCGCCCATATGCCGCTGCACCGCGAAACGCGCTTTTGCTTTTAAGGGGGTGGAGGCATGCCGCTTTATCCAAGACTTCATACACAGTTGACCGAGCAGGAGATGATCGACGGCTTCGGCGGCTATGACCACCGGCTGCGGATCGCCGACGGAGCCTGGTTCGACACGGAAAACCTCAGCTCGGATCTCGCCCCGATGCTCTCCGTCCGCCGCCCCAGGGGCAACACGCATCTGCGCGCAGCTGCGCTGCTGGAAAAAGACGCGCTCGCCTATGTGTCGGAGGACGGCACGCTGTATTATAACTTTCTGCCCACGGCGGTGACGGGCCTTTCCGCCGCGCCCAAGCAGATCGTCGGCATGGGCGCCTATCTTGTCATCTTCCCGGACAAGGTCTATTTCAACACCGCCGACCAGACGGACCGGGGCAGTCTGGAGGCGCATTTCGCGCCGCAGAGCGCCGGCTATGAGCTGTGCCGCTTTGACGGCACGGCGCTGCGCGCCGATTATATCCAGCCGGATGAGCCGGACGCGCCGCAGAACGCGCAGTACTGGATCGACACCTCCGGCGAGAGCAACGTCCTGCGCCAGTGGTCGGGGGCGCAGGGCGACTGGGTCACGGTCGAGACGGCGTATGTCCGCATCGGCTTTGAGACCCGGGGCGTTGTGCCGAAGCTGTTTTCCGCCGGGGACGGCGTGACCGTATCCGGCTCGTCGCTCGGAGAAGTGAACGGAGAAAAGCTCCTCGCCGCCGTGGGCGGCGGCGGGGAGGAGAGCGACTGGGTCATTCTGACGGCTCTGCCCGCCCATCTGCCCGACGACCCCGACACAGCGCTCCGGATCGACCGCAGCGTGCCGGAGCCGGACTTTGTCTGCGAATGTCAAAACCGACTCTGGGGCTGCCGCTATGGGCTGGGCGAGGACGGCCGTCCCGTCAACGAGATCTTCTGCTGCGCGCTGGGCGACTTTAAAAACTGGAAGCAGTTCCGCGGTCTCGCCACCGATTCCTGGGTCGGCTCGGTCGGCTCGGACGGGCCGTGGACCGGCGCGGTCAACTATCTCGGCTCGCCCACCTTTTTCAAGGAAAACCGCATCCACCGCGTGGGCGTCTCCCCCGAGGGGGCGCACACAATCAGCGAGACCGTCTGCCGCGGCGTGCAGAAGGGCAGCGAAAAATCGCTGCGCGTGGTAAACGAGACGCTGTATTACAAATCCCGCTCCGACGTCTGCGCGTACCAGGGCGGCTTCCCCGCCGGCGTGTCCGCGGAACTCGGCGCGAAAAGCTATCACGGCGCGGTCGCCGGCGAGGCGCGGGGAAAATATTATCTTTCGATGCTTGATGAGGACGAGACGCCCTCGCTCTTCGTCTATGACATCGCAAAGGGGCTGTGGCTGCGGGAGGATGCGCTGCGCGTCACAGACTTTGCCCGCGTCGACGACGAGCTTTACGCGATCGCGGACGGCGAGCTGATCACGCTCTTCGGCTCGCTGCCCGTCGCGGGCTCGACGCGGGAGGAGACGGTCGCGTGGCAGGCGGTCTCGGGGATCCTTTGCTATCGCTATCCCGAGAACAAGCGCGTCTCGCGTTATAACATCCGTCTGAGCCTGGCGCAGGGCGCGGCGATGGAGGTGTATGTTCAGTATGACTCCGACGGCGTATGGCGCAGCGCGGGCGGCATCTCCGCCGCCAAGTCCATGACCGACGCCTGTCTCTTTCCGGTGCGGCCGCACCGCTGCGACCATCTGCAGCTGAAGCTCGAGGGCCTCGGCGAGGTCAGGATCTTCTCGCTCGCGCGGATCCTTGAAGTGGGGAGTGATTACCGATGATGCCCGAGATCCCTCCCCAGCTGCAGGGCAGCCCGGAGCAGCAGCTCGTCGCCATGCGCGACTATCTCGTGCGGCTCTCGCAGAGTCTCGAGCAGGTCAGCCGGAGCGCCGCCGCCCCGGCCGTTTCCAAAGCCGGCACCGCGGCGAGCGCGCAGGAGAATGCCGCCGAGCAGGTCAAAAGCACGGCGCGGGCGCTCAAGGCGCTGATCATCAAGACCGCGGACGAGATCACGGCGTACACGGATTCGCGGGTGGAGAGCTTCGAGTCGCTGTACGTCGCGAAGTCGGACTACGGAAGCTATTACAACCAGATCGAAACCCAGGTCGCGCAGACGGCGCGGGATACCGTCGAGTCCTATCACTATATCGAGGCCTTCGGAGAAATGAACGCGTATCTCACCGACCTGGGCGGCCAGATCCGCCGCGGCGTGATCGAGGATCCGGAGACGCACGAAGTCCATCTCGGCATCGCGATCAGCGAGCAGCTGTCCTTTACCGGACAGACACAGACCGAGGGCGGGCTGACATATTATGAACTGGCGCCGGGGCAGACGCTCGGTCTGTACACGTCGCGGGGCTGGCAGTTCTGGATCGGCGGCGTGAGGCGCGGCTGGTTCTCCTCGGAGGACAGCATGCTGCACCTCTCGAACATCGTCGTCGAAAACCGGCTGCAGCTCGGCAGCGAGTGGGACGTCACCAGGACAAACGGCTTCGGTCTGCGGTATATAGGAGGATAACATGGCAAGCGGATATACACAGGAATGGTCGAAAACCGGCCGCTTTACAGGCAAGTTCCGGTTCTATTACTCGACTTCCTTCAATGCCTCCACAAACCGGTCCACCGTCACGATCCGCCCGCAGTTCTGGTGTTCGGCAAACTACGGCAACGACTACCGCATTTTCAGCTATGGCGTCAGCGGCGCCGGTGTCTATGTGAACGGGAGCTGCGTGTATGCCTTCGGGTCAAACTACGGCTCCGGCAATTATCTTTCCTGCGGCTCGGCGACCGAGTCGTGGGCGAATCTCGACTACTCGACGAGCTTTGAGGTCGCGCATGACGGCAACGGCGACGCGAGCTTTACCGTCGGCATCTACGGGTCTGTTCGCGCCATGTACGACGGCACGACCGTCAGTCCGATCGGCGGGACGGCGTCCGACAGGATCTATCTCCACGAGAATGCCGCGTCGTCGATCGCGTCCGCCAGCTCAAGCGTGGCCACGCAGGGCACTTTTTCGCTGACGATGAAGCGGCTCGCGTCCACGAACTACCACATTGCGACGGTCCGATACGGCAGCAGCGCGGCGCTGTATACGAGCGGGCGCTTTGATACCTCGCTGAGCTTTTCCGTGCCGAGATCCTGGTTTGCAAACTATCCGGATCTCGCCGCACTGCCGCTCACGGTATCGGTGCAGACCTACAACAGCTCCGGCACGGCGATCGGCAGTCCGGCTACGAAAGCGCTGACGGTGAACGCGGACGCGGACATGCGCCCGGTCATCGCTCCCGGATGGGTAAGTCTGGCGCCGTACAACACCGGCGCGGTCGCCGGCATCACGGGCTACGTCAAGGGCTACTCCCGGGCGGAAGCGACCTTCGACAGTTCCAGGATCGACATGACGGCTGCCGTCGGCGCCTCTATCGCGTCGTTTTCCGTGACATGTCAGGGCGAGACGGACAGCGGCGCGCCGTATCTGACGTCGGTGCTGTCGTCCACTTCGGTTCCCGTGGTCTGCACGGTCACGGACACGCGAGGGAGAACGGCAAGCGAGAGCTTTCCGCTCACGGTGATGGACTATGCCAAGCCGGTGCTGACCGGGATCGCGATCTTCCGCTGCGACGCGCAGGGAGAAGCGGCCGAGGACGGCACGCATTATTCCGCGAAAGCCGTGCTGACGTATTCCCCGCTGGGCGGGCAGAATCTCCCGGCGCTCTCCTCCACCGTCGCCGCCTCCGGCGGCGCGTACGGAGCGGAGGAGGTGTTGACGAGCGGCGCGGCGCGTATCTCGACCGCGCAGATTTCGGCGGACATCACGTACAGGGTGCGCATCACGGCGACAGACACGCTCGGCAACACGGCTGTGTACTATCAGGTGCTCCCGACCCGAAAATGGGCGATGAAGTTCCG